ATAGAAGGTAATTTACATATTTGGGAATACCCAGATTATACAAGAAAATATTTAATTGTAGCTGATGTAGCTAGAGGTGATTCTAAAGATTATTCTGCTTTTCATATTATTGATATTGAAGAAGCTAAACAAATTGGTGAATTTAAGGGTCAAATTGGTACAAAAGAATATGGTCATATGTTAGTAGCAATAGCTACCGAATACAATAATGCATTACTAGTTATAGAAAATGCTAACATAGGATGGAATACAATTCAAATTGTAATTGATAAAGGATATAATAATTTATATTATTCACCTAAAGGAGATGCAGCTACAAGTGCAGAAGCATTTTTATCTAAAGGATATGATGTAACAGGCACATCAAAAATGGTTCCTGGTTTTACAATGAGTATGAAAACAAGACCTTTAACTATAGGTAAGTTAGATGCTTATATGAGAGAAAAATCAGTAATAATCCAAGGACAAAGAACGATGGAAGAACTTCGTACTTTTATTTGGAAAAATGGAAGAGCAGAAGCCCAAACAGGATACAACGATGATTTAGTTATGTCCTTAGCAACAGGGTGTTATGTAAGAGACACAGCACTTAAATTCGCTCAACAAGGAATAGATTTAACAAACGCTACATTAAGAAACTGGCAAAAAAGCGCTCCTGGTATTTATACAGGAGGGGTAAATAAAAAAGATGCTGGTTGGTCTCAAGATATGGGTGATTTTGGACAGCAAGATTTGACTTGGCTTCTCTAATATATTTATAACAAACAAAAAAGAATGGCAGATACTAGTTTATTTTCAAGATTACAACGTTTATTTTCAAGTGATGTAATCATCCGAAACGTAGGAGGAAAAAGATTAAAAGTGATGGATACATCTAGGATTCAAAAATATGGAAACCTAGCAACCAATTCACTATATGATAGATTTACACGTTTACATAAACCTGTAGGATCATCATTACAATATAACCCAACACTTAACTATCAGTCAATGCGACTACAGCTTTATAGTGATTATGAAGCTATGGATCATGATCCAATTATTGCAGCTGCACTTGATATTATGTCTGATGAAACTACTTCAAGAAATGAGTATGGACAAGTATTAAATATTAATTCTTCAAACGAGAATATTAGAAAAGTATTACACAATTTATTTTATGATGTTTTAAATGTAGAATTTAATTTATCTACATGGATAAGAAATATGTGTAAATATGGTGATTTTTATCTTAAACTAGAAGTATCTGAAAAATTTGGGGTATATAATGTTATACCAATGTCTGTATATGAAGTAGTAAGAGAAGAAGGAACTGATCCTGAAAACCCATCTTACACTAGATTTACACTCGATCCTAATGGATTAGCTTCAGGTGCAACTAACACAATTAGAAGAGATCAATACACACTAGAAAATTATGAAGTCGCTCACTTTAGACTACTTACAGATTCTAATTATCTTCCTTACGGTAGATCTTATTTAGAACCATCTCGTAAAGTATTTAAACAATTAATGTTGATGGAAGATGCAATGTTAATTCACCGTATAATGAGAGCACCTGAAAAAAGAACCTTCTATATCAATGTAGGAGCTATCCCACCAGACCAAGTTGAACAGTTTATGGGTGAAACGGTCAATAAAATGAAAAAAACACCTTACATAGATCAACAAACAGGTGACTACAACTTAAAATACAATATGCAAAACATTACTGAAGACTTCTATATACCAGTTAGAGGTAATGATAGTGCAACACGAATTGAAACCACTAAAGGTTTAGATTATGATGGAACTGGTGATATTGAGTATTTAAAAAATAAAATGATGGCTGCTCTTAAAATTCCTAAACCCTATTTAGGTTATGAAGAAGGAGTAGAAGGAAAATCAACATTAGCCTCTATGGATGTTAGATTTGCAAGAACAGTAGAACGTGTTCAAAGAATTGTAGAATCAGAACTAACAAAAATAGCATTAGTACATTTATATTCGCAAGGTTTTGATGATGAACAGCTAGTAGATTTTTCTTTAGAACTAACTACACCATCAATAATTTACGAACAAGAAAAAGTAGAATTATTCACAGCAAAAACATCAGTTGCGGGTGATATGATCGATAAAGGTTTATTTTCAAAAGATTGGGTCTATGAAAACGTATTTGGTTTATCACCAGATGAATATGGAGATGAAAAAGACCAACAAATTGAAGATTCATTCCATAAATTTAGAATTTCACAAATCGAAAATGAAGGAAACGACCCAACAGAATCAGGTATGTCATATGGTACACCTCATGATTTAGCTTCGTTATATGGTAACAAAAGAGACAAAGCAGTAGGCCCAGCTCAAGTACCATCAGGATATGATGAAAAAGAACCAGGTCGTCCAGTAGAAAAACCTCAAAACTATGGTTCAGATAAAGGAAACTTTAGTAGAGATCCGTTAGGTAAAAAAGGACTATCTGCTGCTAAACCTGAAAGACCATCAGATGGTAACAAAGTTTCTACATTTGAAGCACAAAACTTAAAAAAATCTCTTCAAAAAATTCGCAACCAGAAAAAAATGTTGAATGAGATAGACGAAGATGGACTTTTATCTGAGAAAAATATTAAGTCTTAGGAAAGAGTCTATATTTATATATAGATAAATTGCAATTTATACACAAACAATGAAAGTAAAACATTCTAAGTACAAGAATACTGGAATTTTATTTGAACTCCTTACAAGACAGTTGACAGCTGATACTATAGCTGGCGATAATCCAAGGGCCTTATCTATTATCAAAAAATATTTTAGTGGTGATTCAGCTCTATTAAAAGAGTATAAAATATATCATACATTTACATCACAAAAATATAAAGAAGATAGTAAAGCTACAATGTTAATTGATACATTAATTGAAGCACATGGAAAATTAAATAAAAGTCAGTTAAAAAGAGAAAAGTACAACTTAATCAAAGAAATTAAAGAAACATACGATATAAATAATTTCTTTAAAGCTAAAATAGACAATTATAAAGTAATGGCATCTATTTTTAATTTACTTGAAAATAAAAATGCTACACCTACATCTATTGTTAATTCAAAATCAACTCTTTTAGAACACATTACTATAAAACCTAAAACAATCAAAAAAGATACTGTTTTAGAAAATTTTAGTAAACAAGATAAAGACACTAGATTACTTACTTACAAAGTTTTACTTGAAAAGTTTAATGACAAATATAGTGGTTTACAAGATAATCAAAAAATACTACTAAAAGAATATGTTAACAGCGTTACTAATAGTCCTGCTCTTAAAACTTTTATCAACCAAGAAATTAAAGAAGTTAAGGATACACTTATTAAATATTCTAAAAAAGTAGAAGATAAAGCAGTAGCTGTAAAGCTAACTGAAACCAAAAACATGATTAAACCATTATGTAAAAAATCATTTGTTAATGATGATAATGTTATTAACTTACTTAACTATTATGAACTAGTAAACGAGTTAAAAACAATTCATGGTTAGTCTTGTTGACATATATAATGTAAAAGAATCTACCTTTAGTGAATTAAAAAAGGAAAGAGATCCTTCTAGAGGTAATAAAGGTAAAAGTTCTGAAAAGGACTTTTATTTAGTTGACGAACCAGCTGATCCAGAAACTGGTGCTGTAAAGTCAAAAGTAGTATATAAACGTTCTTTTGAAAGAATGGTAGCGGATTTAGAAGCAGAAGCAATTGATATGAAAAAACTATCTGAAGATAATCCAAACGATATAGTGCTATTTAATATATCAGAAGAATTAAAAGAAGTGTTTAATAAATTTAGAACACACGTAAGAAAAAAATATAAAGATGAGTAAACCATTTAACATACACGATTGGCAAGCCAAACAAAAACAACAACGTTTGAACGAACAGTATTATGTAACCGCTAATCGTGGACCCAAAATGGGTAAAGCATTAGTAAGATCAGCTGAATCCGATTATGAAGAACCAAGAGTATTTTCAAGTTATGGGGAAGCTGAAGCATATATCAAGCGAGTTAAAAGTAGTGGAGCTACACCAGGACAAATATCCTCATATTGGGTATCAGATGAAAATATGAACAGAATAGAGGATCCAGTAGTAGCTAAAGGTGATGGATTAGAAATCACTCAAGACGAAATGGAAAGACTTCATAGAAATGGTAGAGTAAGACTTAAAAATGGATCTTTACTTGTTTTTCCATCTAAACTAAAAGAAGACGATATAGATGAAGCTAGCATGACAGGCACAGGAGCTTCATTTCAAGCAGGAGCAGGAGAAGCATATGCAACACCATACGCATTTAAAAAGAAAAGAAAAAAAGACTAATTATGCTATTACAAGAATATAGACCATTTAACGTAGACAAACAATTAGTAGAAGCATCTATTAAAAACAACAAATCACTAGTTGTTACTGGTGTTTTACAACGTGCTGAAGCTAAAAATCAAAATGGTAGAGTTTACCCAAGAGAAATTCTTGAAAGAGAAGTCAAAGCATACATGGAAGGCCCAGTAAAAGAAAATCGCGCAATGGGCGAATTAGACCATCCAGAATCCTCAGTTATCAATCTACAAAACGTATCTCATAATATTAAAAGATGTTGGTGGGAAGGAGATGATGTAATGGGTGATGTCGAAATTTTACCTACCCCAGCAGGAAATATATTAAAAGCATTATTTGCTTCAGGTATCACAGTTGGTATTTCTTCTAGAGGTATGGGTTCAGTAAAAGAAAATATGTCAGAAGGTACAGTTGAAGTACAAGATGACTTTGAATTATTATGTTGGGATTTTGTCTCAACACCATCCACACACGGTGCATTCATGACTCCCAAAGGTCGTTCCTTACAAGAAGGAAAAATCGTTGTACCAGAATACAAATACACAAACGTAAACAACATTATACGCGACATTATCTGTGACAACACAGGTATGTGTAAGTGTTAGTTGTGAACAATTAACTGTTCATAACCGCAAAATCTCCGCAAAAAAACGTGGGTGGGTTAAAATCTGGTCATATGTATTACAAACAATAAAGGTTACAAAAATATATAAAATCTCATGCGAGACTAAATCTACATATATATAGCTTAAGGGGACACTTTCCTGATTCCCTTATATTTCAATTAAAATGAGTATTAACTAAAACAAAAATTATGAGAAAATTGATTTTAAGTTTAGCTTTAGGACTGCTTTCAGTTGCTGGAGTAAACGCACAGGAAAAAGGTGACTGGTACATTGGTACTGGTGACATTGCTAACAAAGCATGGACTGAATGGTCTGTAAACCCAACTGTAGGATACGGTTTAAGTGATGACTTCATGGTAGGTTGCACTATTTCACAAATGGATTCTACTGAGGATGTAAGTGTTGATCTACACGCAAGATACTTCTGGAAAGGATATTTCGCTTATGTAGCAACAAATGGTCTAAGTACTGACGGTATGAACGTTGGTGTAGGTAAAATGTTTACAGTTTCAAAAAGTGTTTATGTTGACCCAAAAGTGGTTTACAACACAAATGAAGAGACAACTAACTTACAGTTAGGCGTAGGTCTTAAATTTTAATTATTAACTTTTAAAAATCAACAATCATGGAAAAAGCATTTTCATTAATTACAGGATTTTTAGGTGGATTGTCAAAACTATTTTTGGCTTTCATCCCAGTAACAATTCTATGGTCTGTATTAACAGGTCTAGATGTATTTGGAATGGACGTAATCGCTAACTTAACTTCACTAGTAAGTGGATTAGGTAATGGTGGTTTCGTTGGACTAGTAGTATTAGTTATTATTGGTTCCTTCTTTGTAGACAAGAAGTAATTTTTATTTCAATATCCAATTAAGGCGCTTCGGCGCCTTTTTTGGTCTTTATTTTCTTTATATATGTATATTGGAAAACATACGAGCTTTCCAATAAGCCGTCCCTGACTTATACAAACCCTTATTAAGGTTCCTAATAACCTTATTTCCCGTACAATTTTATTAACGAGA